ACCGAGCGACTGTTTACTGCTGCTGTAGGAATGTCTGCTGAGGCAGGTGAGTTTACTGAGGTAGTCAAGAAGATCGTTTTCCAAGGAAAACCTGTAAATGAAGAAAACCTATTTCACCTGAAACGTGAACTGGGTGATATTATGTGGTATGTCGCACAAGCATGTATGGGTCTTGACACGACCATTGATGAAATTATTGAGATGAATGTTGAGAAACTGAAGTCCCGTTACCCTGGTGGAGAATTTGATGTCCACCATTCAGAGAACCGTAAAGAAGGAGATTTGTAATGCCTACATCAAATAAAGTAAAAGTAACAGTAGATCAACTTAAAAAAAAGTTTCCATCTTTTGATGAGGAGTTTAATAAGTCTTGGAGAAGAATCGTTCGTAAAGCACTTTCTGAGCAAGTTAGTAGAAATCCAAATAGCAGTAGTTTAAGGGGAATCAAGGATATCGTAAAAAATCATTTTTCTTTTCTCTTTGATGATGATGAGTTAAATAAAATTGTTGATATGATTTCAAATCGATTTGTCAGTCGTAAACTTTCTACTGAATGGGATGATTGGAGAGAAAGTCTTCCTAATATTTTTCCAGAAAAGTCTGTTGGAAAACTTTCTTGGCTTGAAGATGATGATGGAGTTCCAGAAAGTGTATCTATGATTGAAGAAAAAGAAACTAAAATTAAAGAAGGATGTGCCGTTATTATTATTCAAGACGGTAATTTTAAAGCAGAATATACTAATGTCCCCTCAGATGTGGCATTGACTATTAATTCAGAACTTTCTAAAGCACTATCATAAGGAGGAGACGTATGATTACTCTTGAATTAAACTTACAACAAGCCGCAGTAGTTCGTCAGGCTCTGTTTGTAGAACAGAAGGGTTACACCCTTGACCCTACTTGTACCCCACCCCGTATTGTTGATATCCGTGAAATCATCAATACACTTGACAAAAAGATTGATGATATGCTAGAATATGATACTAGTGGGAAGTAATTTATGACATACGACTTTTCTTTTGCTCATTCTCCTGAAGGATTTGATAACCATATCAACGATAGTATTCGTGGTTATTCAAACCTTCTGGAAGACACTGTATCGTTCTCCAGGTACTTTGTAGAAGATCACACAAAAGTCGTTGATGTTGGGTGTTCAACTGGTAAACTTACCAAGATGATTATTGGTAACAACCCTAATCGTCAGTATACACATTATGTTGGTGTAGAACTTGCTGGTAGTTTCTATGATGACCTTGAGGAACGTCACACTGAAATTCGTAAAGAATATCCTGGTGCATTGTTAGAGTGGGTTCGTGGTAATGTTACTAACTATGAGTTCAAGAACTGTTCTCTAGTAACATCACTGTTTACTCTACAGTTTATGCCCAAGACCACTAGACAAGATACGATCAATAAGATCTATAATGGTCTCAATGAAGGTGGTGCATTTATCTTTGCTGAGAAGTTGATGTGTGAGAATGCATTCTTCCAAGAACTTCTTACCTTTAATCACTATGATTATAAGAGGAAGACCTTCAGTGCAGAACAAATCATGGATAAGGAAAAACAACTTCGTGATATGTTGAAACCAAATACATGGTCTGAACTAAGAGATATGGTGATGACTGCGGGGTTCAAAGACTGTCAGATCTTCTGGAGAAACCATCAGTTTGTTGGAGTAATTGCAATTAAGTAATGTGTGGTATTATTGGTGGATTTGATATTCCACAAATCGAAAAAGGTTTAAGCTCTATTATTCATAGGGGACCAGATAACCAACAGATTGTCCAAATGGAGAACATCTATTTTGGACATGTTCGTCTGTCTATCATCGATACAAGTAGTCAATCAAATCAACCATTCAAGTATGGTAATACTACTATGGTATTCAATGGTACTATTTGGAACTATCGTGAGTTAAGAAATGAGTTGAATATTGAAACAAAAACTTCAGGTGACACTGAGGTTCTTTGTGCTATATTGGATAGGTATGGTATTGATGGATTGAAGAAAGTCCAAGGAATGTTTACTATTGCATTCACTCAAGGAGACGGTTCTATCACCATAGTAAGAGACCGACATGGGGAAGTTCCACTTCATTACTCATTGTTGAGTGGTCTATTTCCATCATTCAGTTTCTGTTCAGAGATAAAGGGTCTTCTTGCCATGGGTGAGAATGGACAAACAATTAAAATGTTAGAACCTGGTTCTTATATTAAGGTTACTTCTGATTATAAGATTGAAGAGGGGTATTGGTATAGTATTAGAGACCACATTACAGATACGTCTACATGGAATTTTGATGAGTCTAAATCAATAGTTCATAGAGATATCACAATGGGTTCTCTTGAGAGAACTGTTGCTGATGTTCCTGTGGCATGTCTTCTCTCTGGTGGTATTGACTCTGCAATCACTACTTTGGTTGCATCAAAACATATTCCAAATCTAGTAACATATACTGCGGTTCATGATGAGAAGTCTAAAGATTTATTGTCTGCCAGAAAAGTTGCTAAATATTTGGGAGTTGAACTAAGAGAGGTCAAAGTAAAACCCCCTACTGTCGATGATATCAAAGATGTAATCAACACAATCGAGATGCCATACAAGGCTCAGGTAGAAATTGGTTACCCTTGTGTTCAACTAGCACAACGTATCCATGAAGATGGGTTCAAAGTGATTATGTCAGGTGAGGGTAGTGATGAACTCTGGGCATCCTATGGTATGAGTTATCACGGTATCAAAGACAAGGGTTGGACTGACTATCGTATTGGTTTATTCGGATCACAACATCGTAAAAATTTTACAAGATGTAATAAGATTTTTATGAAGTATGGTATTGAGTGTCGATTACCTTTCCTAAACACTCAATTAGTTGAGACTGCACTTGGTCTAAGTCAAGATATTGTCTGGGATGGTAAGTCAAGACCTAAAGCAATCCTTCAGGAAGCATTCAGAGATCAACTACCCGATGATATTATTGATAGGAAGAAGGTTGCATTTCAAGATGGGATGGGTATCAAGTCTTTATATGAAGATGTTGTTGAAACCCCAAAAACATATTACACTACACAGTATAAGAATACATTCACATGAAACTACCATATAAGTTACAAGATGTTTACGACGGTGAGGCACAATCAAAGTTCACTGTCATCTCTACCTTTGCTGGTGGAGGTGGTTCCTCTACAGGATACCGTCTTGCAGGTGGTAAAATCCTGTGTATCAATGAGTTTGTAGAGGAAGCACGAAGGACTTATTCTGCAAACTATCCATCAACTCACATTGTTCCTAATGACATTAAGGAATTGGTTGGTGGTGACTTCCTCAAAATCACTGGTCTGAAACCTGGTGAACTAGACATTCTTGATGGGTCACCACCCTGTTCAGCATTCTCCGTAGCAGGGTCTATGTGCCGTGGAGAAGGGTCTAAACACTCTGATGGTTGGGGTAAGACCAAGAACTACTCTGATGGTAAGAAGGTTGAGAACATCGAAGATTTATTCTTTGAATATATCCGTGTTGCCAAATCAATCCAACCCAAGGTTATTGTTGCTGAGAATGTCAAGGGGTTGACAATTGGTGAAGCAAAGACTTATTATGCTAAGATTACTAATGCATTTGAGGAGATTGGTTATCTTGTTACATCAAAAGTAATGAGGGCATCTTTTCATGGTGTTGGTCAAGGTAGAGAACGACTGATCTTTATTGCAGTTCGTAATGATATTGCCGATAAGATTGGTCTAAATGTTCTTACTGTATCTACATTGTTCCCTCCCACTTCAGTTAAAGAAACTGTCATCTCCGATATTATTGAAGGTGTAGAGAATGACCCAGACGATGTAAATAGACTGACTGAACACATGTTGAACAGTAGTGTCTATCAAAGTGTGGTTAAGAAGATGCCAAAGAATCCTAAAAAGATTCTATCTGGCATGGACTACCATGAGAAAGGTCATTGTTTTAATACCAAGAGGGCATCATTTTTCAAAGCAGCACCAACACTTACTGCTAGTGGTGGATTGATTCACTGGAATGAGGATAGAAGTTTTACAATTCAAGAACTCAAAAGACTTCAATCACTTCCTGATGATTTTATTTTGACTGGTACTCATTCACAACAATCTGAAAGGGTTGGTAGAATGGTTCCTCCACTAATGATGAAGGCCATCGCAGAAAACATTTACAAAGAAGTATTATCAAAACTATGAAACTACTAACACTTGAAGATTATGAATTGGCAGGTCAAACATTTTGGCCTAAGTATTGGTACGTCGCCAAAGAACTTGGTGAAGGTGCTAAGACGGAAGAAGTTCTTAAATGTATGGAAGCAATCGGAGCTGTTGCACTAAAGGTAGCACTAGAAGAAGAGTCTGCGGGTCCATTTGGATTTAATAAAAAGACTAACACACTAGATACAGAATAAATATTACAAAGAGAGAATATTATATGCTGTCTACAAACTACCGTCTTCGGTTAGAATTTATTTGTAAATGTATTGCTTCTGGAGAAGAAGTAAAGTTGTCCGATATGATTTGGGCAAATAAATTAGCAAAGGCAAATACATCTGCCCATGAAATGTTAAAAAAGGCACGAAGACAATCTTCACAAGACATTGAGGAAGGTAGTATGGATGACTTCTTAAACAATATGGGGTTAGGAGACCCTGATCCAACAAATCATAAGACAGGATTTGGATCTGCTGATGAGATTGTAGATTGGTTTAAGAGAGATAAACCAGAGGATTGGAGAACAAGGGACTGATAGTGGGAGGCAACGTGACTAAAATGCAAGCAGTAATTTACAGCAACGGTAGTCAAGAGTGTGAGAGAATGATATCTCTTCTTAAATCTCTTGGTGATGACTTTCATGAATATGTTTTAGGTGTTGACTTTGATGATAAGGCATTTGAGGCAGAGTTTGGAACAAATGCAACATATCCTCAGGTTGCAATCGGTTATCATCACATTGGTAGTATGAAAGAAGCACTTCAGTATATGAATGAACAGGGAATGTTTGTATGACTTCGAAGTATGACTTTGGTGGGCTTGAAAGACATCCTGCAAACATACTAAGATTGATTAGTGAGTTAGAGGGATCATATCAACTCTGTAAATACATGGGATTTGAGGATGACATGAATACCCTAGATAAAATGAAAAAACCCTACTATAAACTTTACTTTAAGACAAAACGAGAGTATGATTCAAATGAATGAGTTCAACAAACCACAAGTGCGAGACAGTATCACTCCAGAAGTTAAGGATGTCATAGTACAAACTCAACTGGATAATGTAACAAAGATTCTTGATGGTAAACTTAGTCATTACAGTGTAAGCGATAAGACTACAACACACAAAAAATACGTTATTGAATATGAACACAATCACAAATCCTGAAGTTGAAGTTTTTGTGCCAGAAGGTGCAGAACTAATTGATGATGTATTTTATGTCTGGACAACACGTTACGGTATGTTCTCCAGTATGACCAAAGCTGGACGTAAAATGCTCACTGGAGCTGATAGAGAGAATGTAATTACTATGACACGTTGGCATCTAAAGTGTGAACAGGAAGGCACACTACACCTATACACTAGAGTCGTTGGTGGTTCTTCTGTAGGAGTTGATCTGTGAAGTTTGAACTCTCAATGGAGGACTATACTATCATCCTCAATGCACTTCATTATTATAAGAAGGTGGAGAAGTATCCTAACTTCGCACACTTTGATGAGAAGCGTATTAATAAGTTGAGAGACACCCTGGCAAAACAATTAGTGTGGGACCAGTGACTACACTTTTAAATTACACAGCAGCATTCTGGTCTGTAGTTGTTATGAATTGTATTCAACCTGTAAACTGGGAAGCATGTCTACCAGTACATGAATGGTTGATACCAAGTATCCAAGAGGGTGTTGAGATTTATCTCGACCCCTCTTCTGTGTATTCAAATGAACGAGAATATCTAGAGAATATAAATAAAGATATAGAAAGTAATGATTAATCAGATGTCTTCATCAATGCGTAACTTTATGGAAGCGTATTCCGCTGTTCATAACAAAGAAGCGAAAGAAGAGTTTTACTCTCACAAGGATGAAATCAGTGAGATGGACTTCTCCTTAATCAACCAAACCGAGTTGGATGATATTGCTGAAGAAGTTCTTGAAGAACTTTTCGAAGAAGGTTATAGTGTAGAACAGTGTGAAGCAATATTTGAAGAAGTACTTACAGAAGCAAGAGTAACTTACGGTAGTGACACCGAGTCCCCAAGGGCAAAGAAAATGTCCGCAGTGAAGTCTTCACTGAAAGGTGCCATGGGTAAGGTAAAAGAAAAGGCTGCAAAGGGTGCAGTTAAATCTTATGGTGCATATAGAAGTGCAAAACAGTCTGCAACCGATAAGGCAAACAGACTAAAGCAAAGTGCAAGTAATGCATCTGCAGTGACTATGCGTAAGGCAAAGGATGCCAAGGCTGGTATCAAGTCTGGTATCAAAGGAATGATTGGTAAAGCCGCGAAGAAAGTTGGTGATGCTGCCAATAAAGTCTCCAGTAGAATGAGTGAAGGTACTGTTAGAAAGGATATTGGTGATATCTACCAGGCCATCTATGAGAAGAAGGCTGACAAAGATTATGATGGTGATGGTGAAGTAGAATCCGGTAAGGATGAGTACTTTGGTTCAAGAGACAAGGCCATCAAGAAGGCCATGGGTAAGAAAGGTAAGTGTGAGAAGTGTGGTAAAGATCCCTGTGAGTGTGATAAGAAAGAAGTAGAAGAAGGTTACAAGGGTAAGCACGGTCAGACTGATAAGCAGTATGCTGACTCCCGTTCTTCTGGTGGTAAGATGGTGTCTGGTGACTCCAAGATGAGTGGTGCTGAATACACCCATGGTCGCAGAGTCAAGGCAGCAAACCCTGGTATGCAACCTGATGTAGGTGGTAAGACCAAACCCAAGTCTCAGGGTAAGATGGATCGTGGCACTCGTGCTGATATTCAGTATCGTAAAGCAGCACTGAAGAAAGAAGAGTATATTGATGAAATGGGTAAGAGTGATCAGGGGGTTCGTGATAGAATGAAAATTTCTGGCTATGAGCCACCTACCAACTGGGATAAAGACGCAAACAGAGGTAAAGGTGCTACCGTAAGTCCTAAGCAAGCAGAGAAGCGTCGTCGTAAGTCACTTCGTAAGGAAGAAAATGATTCTCTCTACCAGGCATACCTCTCTATGACGAATGGAGTTGAGCAACTTGATGAACTCTCCAAGAAAACTATGGGTTCTTATGTAAAGAAAGCAGCTAAGGATGTTGAAAAGAGGTCTTATTCTCAAGGTTCAACTGATGCCGAGGATGCCGAAATCGGTTATCCAGGTCAAACACCTAAAGATAAGAAGATTGACAAGAGGCAGAAAGGTATCGGTCGTGCTGTTGGTAGACTTACTAGGAAGGAAGAAGTAACATTCTCTGAAGCTGAACTGAAAGCCATTCAGGCAAAGGTTGATGCATGGGATCTTGATGAAGCACAAATGGCCCGTAACAATCCTGAAAAGTATGAGAGAGACTCAAGAAAGTCTGAAACCTCTGGTCAAAAGGCGGAGAGAAATGTCCGTGGTAGACTGAAGACTATGGACCCTGATAAGGCTGAAGCAATGAAAAAACAGATGAGAGCTGTTGGATTGAATGTCTGATAGATGGATGTATTTAAATATCTAAGAAAGGCTGATGCCTAC